GCGTAATGGCTACGATGACCATGCAACCGGGCTGCCGAGTACGGTTGAAAGCCTGATGATCTACAATTCAGGCACCGCCAATACGATGTTCGCGGCTAGTGGCAGTGCGGTTTACGACGCAACCTCTTCTGGTGCGATTGGCTCGGCTGTCATCACGAGTCTTACTAATGCTCAATTCCAGTGGACGAATATCACTACTGCTGGCGGTGCGTTCTTGTGGATTTGCAATGGCGCGGATGCGCCACGTCATTGGAACGGGAGTGCTTGGGCCACGCCCACCCTTTCGGGTGTTACGGCAGCAAATATTGTTAATGTAACTTTGTTTAAGGAACGTCTGTTCTTTGTGTTCAATAATTCTCTGACATTCGGGTTTCTCCCCGTTAATGCAGTGGCCGGAACTGTGGCGGAGTTTGATCTGGGGAGCGTGTTTGGTCATGGCGGCCAACTCCAAGCCATCGGGACGTGGACGCGGGATGGCGGCGCAGGGCCAGAAGACAACGCTCTGTTTTGGACAGATGAAGGTGAAATTGCCATGTATGCCGGCACCGATCCGGCAGATGCAACCAAATGGTCGCTTGTCGGCGTCTATATGGTGGGTCGTCCGATAGGTCGGCGCTGTATTCTCAATGTCGGCAGTGATTGCTATCTCATCACTGAGAATGGTGTTTTGCCTATGACTCAGGTGTTGGGCACGGGAGAGGCCGCGCCTAATCGTGCAATTACGGACAAGATTTCGTTTACCTATAACCAGGCCGTAGAGAACTTTGTCAGTACCTTTGGCTGGGAAGGTATTTTATACCCACGTGGAGGGTATGGACTTATCAATGTTCCTGCGAGCACTGGCGGCGAGTTCAATCAGTATGTGGTGAATCTTGAGACTGGTGCATGGGCACGGTTCATTGACCAGAACGCCTATACATGGGCGCTGCTCAACGGCGACCTCTATTTTGGAGGGAGTACGAAGGTTTATAAGGCGGATTCGGGGCCAGATGATTCCGGCTCTGCCATCTCTGCATCAGCCAAGACGGCTTTCATCTATTTTGGAGGACGTACAGGGCCAAACCGCTATATGGCGATTCGTCCTGTAATGGCGTCTGATTCGGCGCTTACCGTGTCCATTGGCTTTGATGTTGATTATAACGATGGAACTTCGACACTGACGCCCTCCACTGGGGAATCAGATGCGGCGACGTGGGATTTGGCAACGTGGGACGTGGCTCCTTGGGCTGCGGGGATAAATACCAAGTTGGAATGGTTGAGTGTATCGGGAATCGGCTGGAACGCGGCAGTGCGTATTCGCACTCAAACATCAGCGCAATCTGTTCGCTGGCTGGCTACAGATGTGCGCTTCGAGCAAGGGGTAGGTGGTTTTTGATTATTTCAGATGAAATGTGGAGCATGCTGGCTCCTGCAACAGAGGCTTATGAGAATATAAGTCGCGAGGACGTGGAAGGTGGCTTGCTGAGTGGCGAGTACATGCTGTTCCGCGGAGCCCACTGTTTGGCGGTTGTGTGTCCCTATGGAGGGGCATTAAGAGTGGGACTTGCTGGCGGCGATCTTGAAGAGTTGTTGGAAGTCGAGCAAGATATTTGCTCCTATGCCATTGAGAACGGCTTTTCAAGTGTGGAAATTATAGGCCGTCCAGGTTGGGAGAAAGTTCTGGATGGCTACACGCGCACAGCAGTTCTGATGCGGAAGGAGTTGCGACATGGGCTTCATTAGGGATCTGTTTAGCAGCCCAGAGCCACCTGCTCCTGTAGATTACGGTGCTATCGGAGAACAGCAACAGGCCGCCAATCTTGAGGCAGCTCGGGTTGGAGCCCGACTGGCGCGCCCGGATGTTGTGACGCCATATCAGACAACGACATTCCGCGAGACTGCTCCCGACCAATATTTGGCTGCCACAACGCTTACGCCTGAGTATGAACGTCTGCGGGCAGGTGGGGCGGCAATTCAGCAAGGGCTGCGTGGCTTGGCAGCCAACCGTCTATTGGATGTGCCGACAGCGCCCTTTACGACAGAGGGGTTCACGCAGGAACCGGGGCCCTTCCAGTATTCCTCGGTGGAAGCGCAGCCCGAGTATTCAACAGCAGCCGCAACATATGCGCTCCCCGGCTTTGGCGATCTTAATACTTACACTAGCAATGCTGCGGACGAGTTTTTCAACCGAGCAGTAGCGCGACTCAATCCGCAATTTGATCGGGCCGAGCGTGGATTGAGAACTCAACTTATCAATTCCGGCATCCCTGAAGGCTCCGATGCGTTTAATGAGGAATTTAGGCTATTCAATCAGGGCAAATCCGATGCCTTAGCGGATCTTGCGAGTCAGGCCGTATTTCAAGGGCAAAACCTGCAAAGCAACATATTGGCGAATATCCTTACTGGGCGCGGCCAACAGCTTGGTGAAATTGGAACGGCGTTTGATGTTGCAGGGAGCCAGCGCGCTCAGAACATTGCAGAACAGCAACAACAGGTTGCACTGCAACGAGAGGCGCGGGATCGGCAGATTGCCGAGGCCATACGCTTGCGTCAGCAGCCCTTGAGTGAACTGGCAGCCTTGATGACAGGTACGACGCCGTTTACACAGGTTGCGGCTCAAGGCCCGGCAGGAGTGCCTTCTGTTGCGGGGCCAGCACCCGTTGACCTTGGCAACATCGCAGCTATGCAGCAGCAAGACGCGCTTGCCCGATTCCAAGGCCAGCAACAGCGGCAAGCTACGGCGCTTGGTTTACCAGTTACGCTTGGTGCATCTCTTTTAAGTAACCCGAGCTTATTTTAAGTAACCCGAGCTTATTTGAGGGTTAGGAAATATGGTTTCCTTCATTGCCAATCCTGACATTGCACTGGCTCAAGAGGAGCGCAGGCTTTCGCTGGCGAAAATGCTACAGGGATATACGCCACCACAAAATCCCTATGGGTATACGACAGCAGGGGTTTTCGCACCTTTGGCACACGCACTGTCCGCACGATGGAAGGGACAGGAAGCTAGTAGGCTTCAAGCGCAACAACAGGAAGCGCAAGCTGCGATTTTAAGCGGTATTCGTGAGGCGGCCCTGCCTCAATCAGGGCCGTTTTATGAAACAGTCGATACTACACTTCCTGGAGCTTTTCCTGGAGCTAGTGAGACTCGGACTCAGATTCAGCGGATAGCTGATGACGGGAGTGTTCTTCCTCCAGAGATTAGCGCGGAAACCGCCCGCACCGCAGGAATTGATCCTTTGACGCTGAAGGCTGTTATGGACGATGCAATGCGGACGGGCGATGTCGCTACCCAAGAGGCTATTAAGATAGAAGCCTCGAAAAGGTTTCAACAGGCGGTTAGCGATCTTACGATGGCTGAAGAGAGGGGAACTCCTGAAGAGCAAGCTGCTGCTCGGAATATGGTAGCTCAGTGGCGGGCAATAACCGATCCTTCGGCAGCTTTTGGGGATATACAAGCACAGGATCAATTAGAAGCTAAAATAGAGCGAGATCTTGAGAAAGAAGAGCGAGGGGAAATACAGAGGTGGACGATAGATGGCCAACCGATATGGTTAACTAAAGGAGTATGGCGAGCGGATCAGAAACTTCCTAAATCTGAACAGCTATATACTAATGTAGAGCCAGAGAAAGAAGAAAAGCCGATACGGGTGAGGTTTGTCAATCCCGTCAACGGGATAACTAGCGGATGGGTTATGCCAGATCAGTTGCGGGAAGATATGCTACTGCCTGTGAAAGATCGACAATTCGTGCCCCCACAAGGGGTTTCATTTGGCCCAGATGGGAACCTTATAGTTACAGGAGTGTCCAAGGCAGCGCTTGAAGAAGCGAAGGAGTATTCGATTGAGCTTGGCTTTAAGTCAGCAGCAGCTTCGCAATTATTAAAGAATGTAATGGATAATCCTGGCCTTGCAGGATTAAGAGGTAGGCTCGCAGATTATGCCGGTGGTTGGTTGGGCCTAGCAAGTCCAAAAATGGGAGAGGTTTTCACGGAGTTTGTAGCGGGGGCTACTCCTGAGGAATTAGCTGCCTTTAAGTTTGAGGGGAACGCATTGATAGCTGGTTTAATAACAGAAATGGCTGGGGAGGAAAGTGGGAGATTTTCTGGGCCAGAAAGAGATATTACTAAAGAGGCTCTAAGAGTTTTTCAGGTGGAAACTTCTCCTGCATTACTAGAAGGCGCGCTTAGAAGCGCACTGAAGGCTTATGCTGTTCATGCGGCAAAGGCCAGTTATACAATGGGTAGGAGATATAGGATTGAGGATAAAGAATGGCTTGTTCCATATGTAAAAAGTCTATTTGGTATGGGGCTAAATAAAGAAAATGTTAAGAGTGTTCTTGCCTCTATAAAACTTGCTCATCAGGTTATGGATACAGCTCCCCAAGCTGTAACAAGGCAATAAAATGGCCGAACTTCAAACCTCTGCTGAGAGCATTGTCGATGACTTCTTGAATCCAGAGAATAATGATTCTAATGGTAGTGATGATGCGCTAAGAGTAGTTGATGAATTCCTAACAGGGCAATCAGGCGCTGATTCAGAGCAAGAATTTATTTTAGGAGAAAAGCTGGGAGGGGGTATTCGTGCCGGATTAGCCTTTTGGGGTGATACCGCTGCGGAGAAGTATCGTCATTTTAAGGAATCATATCCCCAAGGCGAAATCGCCCGCAATCCAGACGACGGCGAACTTTATTACCGTAAAACACCTGAAGGGCCGTTCAATAAAATTGATCCCAATATGTTTACTGATCCTGGGGGATGGAGTGATCTTCCTTCGGATTTACTGGAATTTGGCGCACAGGAAGCTCCGATACTTGCTGGAGAGGCGTTAGCATTTGCCGCCTTGAGAAAGCCGCCTGTAGCTACTGCTAATATGGCACGAACTCTTTTAGGCACGGTATTGGGGGATATAAGAACGCGCCCATCTGCCTTTGGAGAAAGGGCTTCTTGGTTGGAGAATACAGGCAGGGCCGCTCTTGGGGCGGGAGCGGGGGAGTATTCCCGACAACTTGCTCAAACTCTTGGGGGAACCCAACAGGAAACAACTGGTCAGCAGCTTGGCCGTGCGGGGGAAATGAGTGTTTATGCCGCTCTTGGAGAAGCTGCTGCTAAACCAATTATTAAGGGCATTGGGGCAATTAGAGGTATTCCATTAGCGATGCTAAGAGAGGGCGTTGATCCAGCTTTGCGGGCAGAGAAACGATTTCGGCTTCGCCACCTCACACCTGGGCAAACAGTAGTAAATCCCATTTTGGCCCGTTTGGAAAGAATGGGCAGAACCATGTCCACCAAAATGATTGCTCAGTTTGAGGACCAGATAAAGGATGCGCGGAAGGTGTGGGGATCTCTTGTTAATTCTGATGCCAATCCAAATACTATTACCGCCAATATAAAGCGGGCGGTGGATAACGCCGAGTCTGCTATTTATAGACGGGCGAATGTACGCTGGAAAAGTCTTGATTCATCCAGAACTGGTGAAGCAATCGTAGCTGGAGTTATGGAGTGGGATGAGTTAGCTAAAAACTCAATAAAAAGGCTTTACAACCGCGCCCGATCAGCGGAAACCCCCACTTATGATATTTCAAATCTGAAAATCGTTGCTAATGATGTTCGTGAGGGAGTGCGGTACAGCGCACCTCCAAAAGAGGTTGCTACCGGATTATTTGATGTCAGCGGGACTCCAATTACGATAGAAGTGGCGCAAGATAGACGTTTGGGGCAACAGCTTAATCAGGCAGTCAGAGAAGTTGTCAAGACTGTAGAAAACTTAAATCCAGATTTACCGAGTGTTACCCATGCGGGTGGCCGCATTGATGACGCGACAGAACAGCTAAAGGAGCTTCGCCAGCAACTGTGGGATATTAAAACACCCGCTCCAGGGGATGTGCTACGCCAAGAGCATAGGGATGCGGCGCGTCTATATGACGCAATAAGCAAGGTGATGAACAATCCTATTCTTGATACAGAGGGTGGGGCAAAGCTATGGCAAGAGGCGGCTCAAGAAGCATCAGATCGGTTTATGAAGCTGGATAAAGCAATATTGATGCAAGTGCTTAAAACGGATGTGAGAGGAGGGGCCAGCCAACTGGCTCGTTCAATTATAGCTAGGGGAAAGCAAAGCGATCTGGAGGATTTGAAGGCTGTTCTGCCGGGAATCCGATTCATGGACATCTCCAACTTCGCGGCTAGAGAGATTTTTCACAAGCCCGATCTTCTCAAAACGATGGACAGAGATGTTCTAAAAACTCTTTTCAGCAAACCAGACTTGGATAACATCAGGGGAATTGTTGACGATTTTGAGAGAATTAGAACATTAGGTGCGGATCTTACCCAGAGATTTGCTGATAATACCAACCAGAGAAAAGGGCTAACACAGTTCTTATTAGGAGCAACTCCCCGTCAAACAGAAGATTTTATCGAGACAATTAGCTCGCACCCAGAATCAATAGATTTAATCAGGCAAACAGTTTTAGATGGGATGGCGGAATCAGCTATAGTCAGAGATAGCTTTGATCCCGCAAC